CTACCTTTCATCAAATAGCTCTATAACCTCCAGCGGCTCAAAGCAAATCAGATAATTTGCCAACTCAACGCGCGGACCGTACTTTTCCTTGTAATAAGCTAAAGCATCTTCCAGGAAGCCTTCCGTCACGTCCATATATTCAGCAAATTCATATCTGCTCCTGATCCCCTCTCTGGAAGCCCCCACAAAGCTTTGAAGGGGAATTAATTTTTCATAGGCCATACGTCTGGCCAATCGCTCCTGCTTCCGATTCCTCACTTTATGCTGATCCAGAATATCTCCCACTGAAGTAAGATAGTGGGCCTGCTCCTCAGCAAGGGTACAGGCTTTTTCCCGTTCTGTCTCGATGTTACGGTTAAGCCAGATTATTTTATCGCAATATAAGCCTTTGATTTTGGGCAGCAGAGAGACTTCATAAACGCCAACTTCCTGTTGAGCCAGCTCAGCGCAAAGGGTTTCGTACAAAGTCATATCTTCACCTCTATTTATCCCGCTTTTTAGAGCGCACAAATTCCTTGAACCTCTCGATTTCCGCTAATTCCTCGTCGGTCCACTCTTCCCCGTCGTGATGAGCGGCTATGGTTTCCGGTTCGTAGCTGCCGGTCAAAGGGTCTTGTTCTTCTACACTTTCGGCGGCTAAGTGTCTCGTGGGTCTGTCAATGAATTCGGACAGAGTGTACTCGTTCGAAACTTCTCCATTAACATCGTCGGGACCTTCTTTGTAGAAGATCTTACTCTCTTCATCCTCAATGGTGAGTTTGGGGATAGACCAGTAATCAAGATAGAAAGTAATACTTTGCCCCCAGAGGACAAACACAACCGGAGCATTCTCCCTGAAATCGGGGGGTAAGATCAGCTCCCAAACCACAAAAAGGCTTAGGTCGTAATATTCAACATCGGTAAACGCTTCTTTTTTGAGCAGGCTTTCTATGTATTTTCTTGTACTGTCTTTGAACCAAAAACCTGAATCAATATTAATCCTGGCTGCATCCCAGATAAGCTTCTTATTTTGAGGACTATCAAGGGCTGCTTTCATTCCGGCAACACGAATCGAGCATCCCGCTTCTTTGGCATTAGTGAAGGGAGAGATTCCCAACAAATAATCCGTGGATACCTTAAAGAAATCGGCCACTTTCTGAAGGTTGTCTGCCGTCGGAAAGCTTTTGGTCCATTTGTATAGGGCGCCCCGCCCAAAGCCAAGCTCTCTTTCCAGCTGAGTTAAGGTTATCTTGTGAGTCTTACATAAACTCTGAATCTTTTCCAACAAAAAAGAACACCTCCAGAAAAATATTTACGTAAAATATTCAGATTTACTATTGACTTACGTTTTATTTTCAGATATTATGGTCCCAACAGCTTGGGTTATTGAAAAGTCCGGTCGCTCAACCAACTTTTGCGTTTGTATTATGCTCTAATATTAGAATATTTTCAGACGCATGTCAATGTCTAAGCTCTTTCTAACATTCCTTGTTCTTTGGCAACTTCATATGGACCGTTGAGTACAGACGAATAGCTCCGGTGAAGCCGGCATAAGGCCGGCCAAGGGGCCCAAGGTAGAGAAAGACGGCTGAATAATATAAATGCTCAAAAGAAAGGAGGCTGAAACAGGGTGTGACTGTAAACAAGAGTGAAGTCGCCGCTTTCATCAGCGACTTATATGCAGTAGAGAGGGAATTGCCCCAGGCTCGTCAGGCGCTGCTCACAGATCTGGCGAAACTGTTGGCAGAGGCGGGGGAACATACTCCCGGGCTCATCATCGAAGCAAAGGCCCTCCGTTTAGCCCAGAACTTTGCCGCAAATATCGGGAAGCGCATTGAGGGGGGAGCAGTATGATAACCAGTATTGAGATTATGACCAGGCTGCAGCAGCTTTTGGCCGAAAGCTACCCCGATCACAGCATCTACATGGAGCAGTCCCCTGAGCCCTCAGCCCGTCCCTGCTTCATGCTTGAGCTTGTAACGGCGGATCGTTTCCCGGTAAGCTGTAAGACAGTTCAGGAGACGGTCTATTTTACTATCACTTGCTTCGCTGTTGCGGAGGATGATCCTGCCAGTGGAAGCAATCCTTTCGTGACCCAGCAGGGTGTGCTGGAGCTTTTCCGAACCGGGTATCTGGCCGTTGCCGACAGAAAAATCTCTGTCCAGGCCAGCCCGGGCGGCCGTAATGAGGATCAGGCCTATGTGGATCTGCAGTTTGAATACTTTGAGGATCGTTCAGCTGGGCAGGACACAGCGCCCTTAATGAAAGAGGTCCATACGACCTTTTGAACAACTTTATTAATACGAGGAGGAATAACAATTGGGACTTCCAAATATCAATATTGAATTTAAGACAACGGCGGCTGCCGCTGTTAAGCGCTCTCAAAAAGGCATTGTCGCCATTATTCTGAAAGACGCTGCCCCGGCGGCTCAAGGGATGCACGCACTGACCAATGCCACCCAGATCCCTCCGGCTCTGGGTACACTGAACAAGGATTATATCCAGCGGGCATTTCTGGGCTATGTGCATCCGCCCCGCAAGGTGCTTGTGTACGTGCTGTCTGATACGGCCGAGAATCTTGCCGCCGCTTTAAGCTATTTGGCTACGCAGTCCTTTGATTATGTGGTAGGTCCCCCGGACTGCGCTGCTGAAGAGGCGACAGAAATCGCCTCGTGGGTAGCCGCTCAGCGCGCCGCCGGCTTGACACCCAAAGCTGTACTGCCCCATAAGGCCGAGGACAGTGAAGGGATTATCAACTTCACAACTGCCGGTATTAAAGTGGGTGAAGATACCTACGATGCCTCAGGATATTGCTCACGAATCGCTGGTTTAATCGCCGGTACTCCCATGACCATCAGCTGCACTTATGCCCCACTGCCTGAAATTACCGACGTGGCCAGACTAGCCAAAGGGGACATGGATACAGCTATCGACCATGGAGAGTTTATTGTTTTCCACGATGGAGAGAAAGTGAAGGTCGGGCGGGGAGTGAACAGCCTGCAAACGACTAACCCTAACAAAGGTGAGGTTTTTAAGAAGATCAAGATTGTGGAAGCTGTAGATATGATCCGCAACGATATCAAAATGACTGCTCAGGATAACTATATCGGCAAATATGCCAATAGTTACGATAATAAATGCCTGCTGATTACTGCGATCAGCGGCTATTTTGCTCAATTGGAGCTGGACGGAATTCTCCAGGCAGGAAGCAGCTCGGTGGGTATTGACATCGAGGCTCAGGAGGCTTATTTGCAGGCCGCGGGCGTGGATACCTCCGCTCTGTCCGAACAGGAGATCAAAGAGGCCAACACCGGAGATAAGGTCTATCTCAAAGCCAGCATTAAGATCCTGGATGCCATTGAGGATATCGACCTGGATATTGTGATTTAAGGAGGAAATGAATAAATGGATAGTGCAAAAAGAGTGATGTCCGGTACCTGGGGTGAAACTTTGCCCTCCTGATTAGTAATAATTGGGTAATAAAGCGGGAGAATTCAGAGAAAACCTAAGGCATTTATGCTATGGCAACTCTGAGCCGAGCCAAGCGAAGCCTGAAAGTAGCTTGGAGGGTGCAACGACTAATGGGTGAGGAAGGCAACCAATAAACCCAACACGAGTACCCGCCACCCTCAAAGGGTGAAGATATAGTCTGAACTATATGGAAACACATAGAGCTGTGGGATAAATAGCCCACAGGATAACATAATGGAAGTCTGGTTGGACAACGCCTATGTAGGTGAATGCTATGGTATGCAGGCTAAAATAAGCTTTAATAAAGAAGATGTGCAAATTTGCGGACGGATGGCGACGGATAAAAAAGTCTCCAGCATCAGTTGTACAGGTTCCTTGCGGATGCACAAAGTGTCCAGCCGGATGGCTAACGCTATTGGCTCCTCTATCCGCAACGGCAGGGATTTGCGTTTCGTGGTGATCTCTAAGCTGAATGACCCTGATGCCTATGGTGCCGAACGGGTTGTGCTGAAAAACGTGAGCTTCGACGATCTGACTCTGGCCGATTGGGAAGTAGCCACCAATGGGAAAATTGAGGCTCCCTTTACCTTTACGGATTATGAACTTCTTGACGCTGTGGAGGCGGGATAATGGATACTTTAGAACTGCTGCTTAAAGGGGAGCGGCCCAATATGCCGGAAAAAGAGATTAAATTAAAGCGGCTGAGCAAAGCCTGCGGCGGGGACATTGTCTTCCGCCTGCGGGCCCTTAGCTTCAACCGGGTGGCTGAGATCAAAAACAGTCATGCCGGCGGCGATATGGAGATCCATATTCTCTTAGCCGGCGTGGTCTCTCCCGATCTGAAGTCGGAGGAGCTTAAGCAAAAATATAATGCGGTGACGCCCTCGGAAATGATCAAGACCATGCTCCTGCCGGGGGAAATCGAGGACATCTCCCGGGAAATCGAGAAGCTGAGCGGCTATCGGGTTACCACGGTGGAAGAGGTTAAAAAAAAGTAGAGTCGGATCCTGAGATCCAGCTCATGTACTATTTGTTTGTTGAGAAGAACATGACCCCAGGCTCTTATTATAACCTGCCTCCAGGGGAAAAGGTGATGATAAGAGCCTTCTTTGAAAAGCACATGGAATCCCGGAGCTCGCGAATGAAAACATAGCCGAGGGGAGGTGAATATATGGGGAGAAATATCAGCATCGCTATTTCAGTTCAGGATAAGTTTACCACTAAAATCACTACGATGCGCGAGGTGACCAAAAACTTCAATGCCGATCTTGGCAACCTTTCGTCTATGCTTGGGACTTTAAGCAAAACCGAAATCAATGTCAAAGTGAGTACAAAAAAAGCAAGCGAAGACTTGAGAAAACTAGAAACCCGATTTAAGGAAGTAGGCGAGTCCTCAGTTGGTATAGCCGCCGGGATAAACCAAATCAATTTTGAGAATGCCAGAAAAAGCCTGGGCTTATTCAGGAATGATATTCACGATACAGAAAAGGACGCTAAGAATCTTGACGAGACCACTGGCAAAATCGGAAAGGCAGGCGTTTCAGACACCGAAGGTACCAGCAAGACAGGCGTTTCAAGTACCCGGAATGGCGGCAAGGCAGACTTGCTTAGCAATTTGGCGGAGGCGGGAATCGCAAAGTTTTCGGAAGACATCGCTCTAATCGCCGATGCAACCCTTGGCAGCGCCTTGGGTCCAGATGCCAGCAACACCATCCAACATACAGCAAGCGGCGCAGTCAGCGGAGCCGCCATGGGAAGCATGATCGGAGGTCTTCCCGGAGTCGCCATTGGCGCTATTGCAGGCGGACTGATAGGATTATTCGGGGGTAAGTCTGAAAATTTTAAAAAAGAAGACGAAATCTTTAAAAGCAGCGTCCGGGAACAGTATGAGGACGTAAAGCAAAATGAAGCCGACACCCTCACCCGGGGCATAGCTGTCGCCGGCAGCAGAGATCAGGAGCGTCTGGACCTCCGCAGAACGTCGGACCATCTCAAAACAGCTGAAGCTGCCCAAAATACGGAGAGTTACCAGGAACTTATGAGCAGGCTGGAGGAAACTCAGAGCTCCATCGATGCCGCCATGGGAGAAGGCTACATCAGAGAACGCAAAAAAGGCATCAAGGAGCAGATTAAATACTTCGAGGGGGAAAGCGGTAAAAAGTTAAAGGACGCCAACCGGATGGTCGGTGAGCACAAAGCCTCCCTGGAGAACGAACGCGAAGAAGCTATGCGCAACGCTACCGACGCAATGCTGAACTCCGATGAATATAAGAAGGCAGCGGCAGAGGGCAATGGGGCTGAAATGGGAAAACTCCTTGCCGTGGCTCAGGCAAATGGGGAGAATGAGTATAAAGCCGGGGAAGGATATCAGATGCAACTGGCTACCGATCTGGAGCTCATTAAAAAGCTCCGCGAAGAGCAGTCCCTAAAAGACGAGTACTGGAATACAGGCCAAGTCTTACAAGAGGAATTTGAGAAAGGACGTAAATCTGCAATCTATAAAAAACTCGCAGGGCTGCTAATCCCGAATAGTTTTCCTGAGGAAGACACACCAATCACAGGATCGCCAATCGCTGGGGCGACTCGCGAAGATATGCTCAATATACTCTTTGCTGGTGACAAGCAAGCCTATGGCCTAAGTTACGTACCCTATAATAATTTTCCGGCGCTGCTCCACGAAGGGGAGCGGGTTCTGACCGCGAGCGAAGCCCGGGCCTTAAAAGGTTCCAATTCAAGTAACATAAGCATTACTGGCAACAGCTTCATTATCAGGGAGGAAGCGGATATCGGCAAAATAGCCCGTGAGCTTGCCCGGAACATGGCAAGGGCCTCTGCACTGGCTATTTGATTTGGGGATGCCTTTTCTTGCCCCAAATTCCCAAGCGCTTGGGAATTTCACGGACTCTACTGAGAGAAATTGCCTTGAGCCAACATAAGCATACACCATAGTCTATGTCACTTTTTAGAAACAGGTGAATGTCCTTATCCTTCAAGCACTCTACAATGGGGGTGCTTTTTTCTACCCTAAAAGGAGGCGAACTGTTTGCGAAAATTCATCTTCAAGGACGGAAACCGGGAACTCCTGCTCCCGGTTACACCTCCGTCTTTTGCAATTGACCATGGCATAAGGATAGAGACCATCCATATTCATACTCTTGGTGATGTTAATATAGCGGGCTATAGGACTCTTGCCTCCATTAAGATAGACTGCCTCTTCCCCGCCCGGTCCTACCCTTTTTCACTTGCCGATGAGAATCCCTATACCTATGTGAAGACCTTTCAAAAGTTCTGCGACAAAGGCAAGGTGATTCGTTTTATTATCCCTGATACCCCCGTTAATCTCCCGGTTTTAGTGGAGTCCATTACTTACTCGGAGCGGGACGGAACCCATGATGTTTACGCCACCCTTGCTCTGCGGGAATACCGGCCCTTAAAGGCTGAGCCAAGCGGAACGGAGAACCAATCCAGGCCGGAGGCTGCAGCCGTAGTCAAACCCTCCACTTATATCGTCGAGAGCGGGGATACCCTAAGCGCCATCTGCCGGGATTTTTATGGGGATGCGAACCTATACCCCAAAGTGGCTGACGTCAATAAGATTACCAATCCCCATTTGATATTTCCAGGGCAAAAGCTCAACATGCCGGATAAAAGTCAATTAGTGCAAGGGGGGTGATCAGTTTCAATGGTTAAGCTGTTTTTAAAAAATAAGGAAGGGAACTTCAACATAAGTCAGTTGGTCCCCCAGATAACGTGGTCCGGAAACTATCAGCAATGTGCCAGATCCCTGGACTTCAGTCTGCTGTCCTCTCCTCTTGACAAACACATCCCCGTGGTCCAGTGCGACCTGGGCAATTCTATCGTGCTCATGCAGGACGACACAGTATTATTCGAAGGTTATATCTTTGAGCGCACCAAAAATACGGGGAGCAGCACCATAAACATAGCCTGTTTTGACCGGGGAATCTACCTCAAACGCAACAAAACATCGTATAAATTCACGAATCAAACACCTGAAGCGATTGCCAAAAGGATCTGCGACGATTTTGACATCGAAATCGGTGAAATCGTTGACACAGGGGTCAAGATCAGCCGTAACTTTCTTGGCTCGGCCCTCTATGACATCATCCAGACCGCCTACACCCTGGCCTCATATCAGACCAAGAAGAAATATTATCTGGTCTTTAAGGGCGCCAAGCTTTATGTCCTGGAAAAGAAGGTTACCAATGAGACTTTGGTGATTGAGGGCGGCTCCAACCTTATGGATGCCAGCACATCGGAAAGTATCAGCAATCTGATTAATCAGGTTACGCTCTACGATAAAGACGACAACTTGATCCGCCATATCAAAAACGATGCCTTAATTGAGCTGTACGGAGTGATGCAGGACTCTATCCGGCAGTCAGATGATGAAGATGCCGGCGAGAAAGCCCAGGAGATGCTGGATAACAATGGCCTGCAGCAGAAAATCACCATCAATAATCTGGGGAATGCGGCCAATGTCTCAGGAGGCACCGTAGTAGTCCGGGAACCTTATACAGGGCTTTACGGACTGTTCTACATTGATCAGGACACCCATACCTGGAAGAACGGTCTTTATCTCAATCAACTGGTCATCAACTTTAAAAACCTCATGGACGAAAAAGAGGTGGGATCATTGCCGAACAAGAGCGGAGAAAAGACGGCCAGTTGAAGACCTTCCTTCAATTTGGGCCCTTAGTACAGAGAAAGGAGTGACATGCCATGGAAGACAATCCTTTTACAACACTTCTGGAGACGATGCGCGGTGAAGCCAAAGAACAAATACCTACAGCTTATCGCTTAGGAAAAGTGGTCAACGCCAATCCTCTCAAAGTGAGCGCTTCAGGAATACTTTTGTCAGGGGATGACCTGCTGATCAACGCGGGAATTGGGGAGCGGACTGAAGCTCTGGCTATGTCGGAACTATCAGGGGATCTCACCGGAACCCTTCATGGCGACTCGGTCAATCTGGACATTGCCGGCGGCCATCTATCCGCTGCCGCCAGGGTAGAAACCAGTTTGGCTGAAGGCGACACTGTCCTGCTGCTCTCCCTTGAGGATAATCAGAAATTTATCATTCTCTGCAAGGTGGTGAGCCTATGAGCCTTTTCCCCATGATTCAGCCGGAGGCAGCAAGGGTTGAAACAGCGTTACCCCTCTGCCGGGAAGTGGACTGGGACTTTGAACTGAATATACCGATCTATAAGAACGGTTCACCCTCTTTTGTCACCGGGGCAAGGGCCGTTTTGGTTTGGGCATGGAATGCTCTCCATACCCCCAGGTACCGGCATGAGATCTACACTTGGAATTATGGCAACGAAGTGGAGCAGTTGATTGGCCAGCCTTTTACGGATGACCTCAAACGTTCTGAGGTAACCCGATTTGTAAGGGAATGCCTGTTAATCAATCCATATATTACAGATGTAGCCGATATAACAGTTAACTTTGCCAATGAAACAGTAAAGGTTAGCTGCAGAATAATCACAGTTTATGGGGAGGTGAATCTCAATGTTTGAAACAATTACTCCTGAAAGTATCAAAGAAAATATCCTAAATGAACTTGAGCTGGTAGATGTCCGGGAAGGAAGCTATACGAATAATCTTGTCAGCCCCACCGCTTTGGCGATTTGGAAGCTTTACGACAGCTTGAATGCCCTTATTCCCATGGTCTATGTGGATGAAACCTCCGGGGTATATATTGACAAAAAGGCTGCCCATTATGGGATCACCAGAAAAACCGGTACAAAGGCTACCGCAGCGCTGCACTTCACAGGAGTTGACGGTAAGGTGGTTCCTAAAGGAACGGTTTTTCTAACAAGTGACGGCCTGGAATTTGTCACTGAGTCGGCGGTTACGATCACCGCCGGAGCAGCCAGCACCACAGCCATAGCGGCCGAAGTAGGCGAAGCCTACAATGTTCCCGGCGGCAGCATTACTCAGCAGATTGTCAGCATCTCGGGACTTACCGGCGTAACCAGTGATGCTGCTGTCGGGGGCACAGACCCGGAAAGCAATAAAAGCCTGGTCGAAAGGCTCTATGCCTATCTTCGCAAGCCGGCAACCAGCGGCAATGTTTATCATTACGAACAATGGGCTCTGGCTGTTGACGGTGTGGGAGGGGTAAAGGTCGCTCCCCTTTGGAATGGACCGGGCACTGTTAAAGTCCTGATTGTAAGCCCCGCTAAAGCTCCGGTGGATCAAGAGGTTGTGACCCGTTGCACTGACCATATCCAACAGAATAGGCCCATTGGAGCAACAGTGACAGTAGAAAGTGCTTCGGCGCTTACGATTAACGTAGAGGCAACAATTACTATTGAAAGTACAACCACCAAGTCCGCGGTGAAGGAAGCTTTTGCGAATAACCTGAACGCTTATTTGCAGAGCATTGCTTTTGAAAAGTACGAATTGATTTACAATCGCCTTGCTTTTATGCTCCTGGATATCGAAGGGGTCATTGACTATGCAGATCTAACCGTTAATGGCGGGACATCAAATATTGCCATCGCCGCTAATGAGGTCCCTGTAGCAGGAACGGTGGTGATCAGCTGATGGCGGAGCTGCTTGAGTTATTGCCGGTCAATTACAAGAACAGTCAGGAAGTCGTGGAACTGCAGGAGGCTTTAGGAAATCAGATCGCGGCTGCAGAGGCGGCTAAAGCCGATGTGTTTAAGCAGCTGGATGTCAACACAGCTACCTGGGGACTAAGCTACTGGGAGCAGGCCTATGGACTTAAAACAGATATCTTAAAATCTTATGATTACCGCAGAACCAGACTATTAAGCAAGATGCGCGGCCAAGGTTCAACGACAAGCTCGATGATTAAAAATGCTGCGGAAAGCTTCAGCAATGGAGAAGTTGCAATTATTGAGGATAACGCCAATTATCAATTTACCGTGAAATTTGTGGGGGCCAAAGGAATACCGCCCAATCTGGATGATCTTAAAGATGCGGTTGAAGAGATAAAACCAGCCCATCTGAAAGCCATCTATGAATTTACTTATCTGGTATGGTATGAACTTGATGCAAAAAACTGGACTTGGAATCAGTTGGATGCTCAAAATCTTATCTGGAATAAATTGGAGGTGCTTAGCTGATGCCAGAACAATCAGCACGATTAGGAATACCCTTACCCTTAGGAAATGAAAATGTTTCAAGACAAGCCATCAGAGAAATGCTTCAGGCTGTGGATGATCATGCGGAAACTATCCCCGGAGCTCAAGCCAAAGCCGATGCGGCGGAAGCTGCTGCCAAGGCCTACACGGATAGTGCAGCCGGCTCTGCAGCGGGGGCCGTGGCGAGCGCACTTGCTGCGCATAAGGCGGATTTTACGCAACAGATACCTTATGCGATGACGGCTGGGAGCGCGAACGCTTATACGGCCTCCACTACCCCCGCCTTACCCAGCTTGGTAGCAGGGGTAGCGATAACAGTTAAGTTCCATGCCGCAAACACGGGCGCCAGTTCATTAAACTGGAATGGCAAAGGTGCAAAATCCATAAGAAATCCTGATGGGACAAATGTTGGGTCAGGGGATTTATCATCAGGCGGAGTTTATACCCTGCGGTATGATGGCACAAATTTTATATTACAGGGTAAGGGGGAGGTGAAGCTAACTGGAGATGCCACAGACGCAAATGTTTTATCAGGGAAAATCTATTACAATACAGACCCTAAAACTAAGCGTATAGGAACTATGCCAAACAACCCTTCTCAAACTGCTACTCTGCAGATAACCGGAAGCGCAAAACCTACCAAATCTATTCCAGCAGGATATGTACCCCCTAGTACGATTACAGCGGAGTTAGCGACAGCGCTGGCAAACAAAATCATAGCCGGAAATACGATAGGAGGGGTGGCCGGAACGGCAACCATTTCATCTCTTGGAGGATTACGCCAAGTATCTGGTGTCACTCCATCATTTCCTGAATCTTATACTGTTTCAGGGCTAGCCTTACCTTTTCAGCCTAGAATAATAATTTATAACAGATATTGGCAAGCATATATGGGCGGAGCTAGCTCATACGGCTACACTGACTACTGCATATTTGTGGCGCTAAGCATAAATACACTATCATGTTTATACAGGGTGCGGGGGGACACTGGTACAGCTAGTTATTATCATTCTACACACTATTTGTCTAATATAACTCCAGACGGTTTTACCTATCATGGTCCTGTGGGTTCAAATGTAAAGAATGGCGGACCTCTGAATTATACACTAATAGAATAAGATTACAAAGATAGTGATTAAATTGGTTGCATTGCATAAACTGTTAGGCCCATTTTGTGCAGTTATACGCGTAAATGCGTAGAGTCAATCAAGTTCCCTGTTTTAGTATATAGTTACCTCAACGGGGATGATTGTATGGCACGACAAGCAGTCAACATCACCTTGGAGCCTGACATATACAGGTATGGGCGCAAGAAAGGTATCTAGGCATCAGCCTGGGTAAATACCAAGATGAAAGAGTTCATTAAGGAAAAAAAGCAAGCCGAAGAACAAAAGGAAATCTAAAGGGTACACAGTGAAGGAATCCTACGGTGTGTCTTTGCTTATATTTGCTTATAGCTTATCGCGCAACACCATCACCACAACGCCAACACAGGGCTTATTTTTTATTCCTCATATCCAGGCCCGAAAAACCTCCAGAGGTAGCAGCGAGTAGGCTTGGATCCTTCATGTTCAAAAGAGGAGGTGATAACCTTTGGACCTTACACGTATTACTGCCCTCAATGGGGTAGCGGCTACTTTGCCCAGAATCATCTCAGGCTGTTAGGCAAGAGCTAAGGAAGCAGAGAAGGAAGTCAGAAAAAAAAGCCGAAATCCACACAGCCCTCCGCACAGATATGGAGTATCTTAAGCGCAGGGTAAATGATATCCGGCTTGAACAGCGTACCCAAGCTTAGATGCCATAGGTGAACGCCTTACCCAAGTTGAAGAGTCATCTAAACAGGCTTACAAGCGGATTGACCGCATCGAGCAAAAAGAATATATGCGGTTAATCATTAGTTATCGAATGATCGTTGAATTGGCAGACAGACTCTATAGTGGAGCAAAATCACCTCTGTGGAAGATTTACTTATACAATAGACCTATTTTGCGCAGCACCGCCTACACCTAAAAGGTGTTATTTTTTTGGGAAGGAGAATAAAAATGTTGTTAAAAAAATACGGACTTTCTCTGGATATAAAGCGCGAAAAGGCTATGCACGCGCCTGTTATGGAATTTGTACAGGATGATACCGGAACCTGTGCTCTGGACATTTCAATCAGAGAGATGAATGATCCTGTAGACCTATCAGATCTGACCGTCGAAATTGTTTTTGCAAAACCTGACGGCACAACTGTTATCCAGGATCTGGCCAACGGGGTAAACATCACGGATGCCGCCAATGGAAAAATCACGTGTACTCTAAAAACAAACACGATCGCAGCGGCCGGCAAGGTGCATGCTGAAGTAAGACTGTTGGCGGGGGAAAAACTGCTTACAACTCCTCGCTTTGCCTTTGATGTTCGGAAAGCTCTTTTAAACGACGAGGTGATCGAGAGCATGGACGAAGTTCCCATTTTGCGGCAGCTGATCGCTGATGTGCAAAATGTGGAAGGAAAAGAAGGTCCCCAGGGCGAGCCGGGTCCGGTGGGTCCCTCTGCCTATGACCTCTGGCTGACGCAAGGAAATACCGGGACTGTAGATGACTTTTTGCGTGATATAATCTTAGGCGCGCAGGGGCCAAACATCTACCCTACCCCACTTACTTGGTCCTCACTTGATCCAGGTCAATCGGGGGTTGAAATTTTAGAGCAAATTCAACACGGCGGCCGAGTATTAAAAATGTGGCAGGCGTGGACGTGGCTGGCAGGCGTAACGACCATGGAATTGATACCAGGAGAGCTCTATCGGGCGTCTTATTATGCTCGAAAAGACGGGACGGAATTTAGTAACGTTGAAGCACGCTTTATAATTCCACGCGACACCGGCGGTTCCTATGACTACGTTCTAGGCTCTGAGGATGGCACGCGAGAGATAACCAATGACTGGCAGTGGTTTACCACAGAATTTCGCTGGCAGGGGGAGAATGAAAGGCATCGAGTGTATGTACAAACCAATGAAGCCAATATAGATAACCCGGTCTATTTCGCGGGGCCGAGCTTACGAAGAATTAACAAACCAAAAGATTATATCCTAAATCGACTACGGGGTAAATCTATATACTTTACAGGCGATTCGTGGGCCTCAGAAAATGCTGTTTACTTGGATCGACTTAAGTCATTGCTAGATCTAGCATCTATTCAGGGAGATGGTATTTCCAGCTCCACGATCAGCAAGCGGTTAGGGGAGGAGCCTATCAAATCGCTGGTTACCCGTGTCGATGAGGGTGAGTTTGATGATTTGTCTGCTTACGATTTGTTATGTATTACTGGGGGAGTAAATGATTGGTCATCCGGCGTACCTATTGGAAATGCGGGTAAAGACACTCCTGATCTATCAACCCTATGTGGGGCGGTAGAGTATGTTACAAAGCAGATAAAATCAAAGAACCCGGAACTCGAGGTCATATGGGTCATTCAGCCGTACTTAGAAAGTACCACACCTATCCAAGTTCCATTTGAAGGACACCGTCAGGGTATCATTTCATCTTGCTTGCACGTTGGGTGTCAATATATAGACACACAGCGATTTATGGGCTTTACTCGTGAAAATATAGGGATATACACCAACCAAAATCATCTCCATTTAAATTCAATGGGCGGCGATAAATACGCACAATTGCTAGCCTTATGGCTAGTGTTAGGTGGTATGGGTGGGACTACTCCTAAGCTTGATGATGGAGGTTGGGAAGAGATAGCATCTGTTACTGTGACCACTGAAGGCACTTCTTATTTAGCAGTCAACCGAGATAAAAAGAATAACACATTTTCACTAAAAGAATTTGAAGTTAAAATTATTTTCCCCGATGGAGTGTCTGGCACAACGAGTTCGAGTTCTGCGAATTTTACCCTTTCGGGTATTGCATCTGAGAATTATTATTTGGATGGCACTCAAGCCACAGTACTTCGTGCGCCTATGAGAGATACCTATAGCGGGACGATTATAAAGGGCACATCTGCAGGGACAAACATCATAGGTGAATTTATGGCGGCCACTATTCACGCAGGAACGAGCGCGAACATACGACAATCGCTGTTCATTAAAGGTACACAAAATCCGCAGACTTGCACGGGCATAACTATTACTTACGCAACGCCTACCCTACCCATCGGAACGCAGGTGATCATCAGCGGAATGAGAATGTGATGTTGTATTAAGCCCCATCTTCAAAAGAGGTAGGTGATAGCCCTTGGACTTTACACTCATTACTGCCCTCATCGGGGTGACGGCAACTTTGTCCGGAATCATCTTAGGCTGGACGGCAAGAGCTAAGGAAGCAGAGAAGGACGTCAGAAAAGATGCCGAAATCGACACCGCCCTCCGCACAGATATGGAGTATCTTAAGCGCGGAGTAGATGATATCCGGCTTGAACAGCGTACCCAAGGGCAGCGCGTAGATGCCATGGGTGAACGCCTTACCCGGGTTGAAGAATCATCAAAACAAGCTCACAAGCGGATTGACCGCATCGAGCAGAAAGAAGAGTAATCATGCCGCAAATAGAATGGGTAGGCACCCCCAACTTTAGGTATGGCCGCAATGGCCTCCAGCCGCTGGCCATTGTCAATCATATCACCGCCGGCTATTATCCGGGCTGCTTAGACTGGATGCAGCGTTCTGGCTCCCAGGCAAGCGCCCATTATTTGGTTTTGAGAAACGGCCGCATACTGCAGCTGGTCAAAGATGAAAACACAGCCTGGCATGCAGGCATAGTGAACAAACCCGATTGGAACCTGTATGATGGAACGAATCCCAACTACTATACCATCGGCATTGAACACGAAGGAATGCCTGGAGATGAGCTGACAGAAGCTCAGTATCAGTCCACCCTATGGCTCCACAAGCAGCTCATCACCAAGTACCCAGCGATCACCGTTGATAGCCGGCATATCATTGGCCACTATAGAATTGACAGTATCAACAGACCAAACTGCCCAGGGGCTAAGTTTCCCTGGGCAGAGTTATTTGCTGATTTGAAAGGAGAGCATGACGTGGATCACCTCGTAATCTATGCTGATGGAGATGTCGGAGCTGCGCTTTTGCTCAGCTTTAAGCTGAAATGCCCGATGGTCCATAAAGCCTTTGCAGAGAATATCCAGGCCAAGCATAAGCACTGGGTTGGAGTGCAGGGAACAAACGGCAATAGAAATTACTACTATGCCGGAAGTGACCGGATAGAGACTGCAAAATTAGGATTGTAAGGAGGGAGCGGCCATGGAAACCGCATTAGGTTATATCCAGAACTTTTGGGGGCTGCTGCTTGTTGTGGCAGTCTTTATTATTTATCTGATCAGCCAGGGAAGGACCAAGGCGGGGAAGATTGTGCTCTCGCTGATGCTGAGACTGGAGAAGCAGGCTGAGGAGTATGCGCTGCAGACCGGGGAAGAGAAATTCGGTTTCGTGGTGGAAAAAGGGTATCAGCTTTTGCCCAAATATGTGCGATTAGTCTTTAGCTATAACATGTTCGTTGAACTGGCAAGCAGACTCTACGATGAAGCAAAGAACTATTTATCAAGCCTGGAGGAAAAGGCCCTCGCCGCACCAGTTAAGGAAAGCGAGAAGGCCGATCCCGAATAACACAGCCCACAACAAGCTTCAACAGTCTCTAACATCCTCTGATACTCTCTGACACTCTCTGGCCGTCTTTTCCCAAGCCCT